GGAGAAGTTACAGTGTACGACCAGTTTACTAATTTGAATTATGCCACAGTTATGAATTATCCGCATGCTTTTCTTAATATTGGTTTAGAAAATGAGTGCGCATTTCACGTACCGTATGGGCACCGATATAATATTACCAGTATTAATCATCGTACAACCGATATTAGTAATACTCTTTATATGATGGTTTGGTCCCCGTTGGTTGCAGGTACCTCTGCTCCTACAGTTTTGAATGTTTCGTTGTGGTTACGCCCGGTGGATGCGTACGTGGCAGTAAAGTCTCTAGCTATGATTTCGCAAGGGGGTCGACGCGTATCACAACGCCGTCGAGGAAAGAAAGTTATAACTGAAAATCAACCCTTGGGATGGCGGGATTCCATTGCGAAACCGGTTACTCATGCTATCTTAGATAATTTTAATTTACCTTTTGGGGACGCAATTAAGTCAATAGGTAAATATTTTGGGGTTTACGATCGCGTCAACATCGATGATGTAAGAAATGAATCAGCACGATGTGCTGACGAACCGATTCACGGCATTAATACTAAGTTTACGGCCTTGGAAGTGATTCCGAATATGGCTCATCGGTTTAATACTACTAGTATAGGAGATTTGTGTGATTTTGCACGTATTCCGTCATTAGGTCATATCGTTTCATGGGAAACGGTAACTCCTGCTGATACCATTTTAGAACAAATTTTAATATCTCCTTCTTCTCCTATGTTATTAGCTGGTGCGTACGGATCTTCTAATACATATTATGCGACTAATTGCGCTGGTATAGCTTCATTGTTCAACCTGTATAGAGGATCGATGGTTGTTACGATCCAAATCGTAGCCACCGCATTCCATCGTGGCACATTGTTTATTGCCTTTGATCCATATGGGACCACGACTGCTACAACAAGTCAAATATATGGTTTACCAGGAATTTCGATGGCCGTCGGATCAAACAATAATATGTTGTCTGTACGATTGCCATATAGTAAGCATATAGATTATATGAGTCCCCAGTTTGTGCAAAATTATATTGACAATTTTCTTGGTAGATTATATATAGTTGTGCAAAATGCGCTAACGGCGCCAGTAAATGTACCAACCACGGTTGAATTGTTATTTTATGTGTCCGTTGGTGATGATGCTGAATATAAATGGCCGATGGCCTTAAACGATAGAATAGCTCTTCAACAACAATTGTTTCGGTATCAGTCCGATGATGGTTTACAATCGTTTTATTCAAACGATAAATTGAGTCCTGGTTTCATTTTAGGGATCATACCAATTTATTGGCTTATTTACGAAGGCCTGAATATATATATTCTGCTGACGTGAACATGGATACTTTCCAAGATTACAATGCCAACGTCCAAGGTGGACGTTTTCCTGATTATGGTTTACACGCGATAGTGCGTCAATTACACAAGTACACTTCAGGAGGCGTTTACGTTCATTGGGTGACAAATAATCACCGGGCTTTGAGCGCTATTACGCGTATGCGGTACGATTATGATACGGTTGGTGATTGGACCACCGGATCGTACGCGGTTGATAATAACGATGTGTGGAACGGCGCGTTACATGTGCAAACAATAGATCCGGC